TTTAACACCAAAGAGAAATGAGTCGTTGCACTCCTCACCGCAAATAAATTTGCTTATGAAAACAAATTATCAACCAAAGCGTACACCTGGAAGCAAAAGAATAATTAGCGACATTCGCAGTTACGCAATAGCTAATGCTAAAAAGACAAAGGTCAAATCAGAATTGTACAACCGCATCGTTCAGCTTTGCGAAAGAGATTTAACAGATTATGGTATTGAGTACGATTAAATCTTACAATAGGAAGAGACGTCACATACGCGAGGTAGAAAAATATCTGGAGATGTTGATGATCGACAATGTAAACTTATCTCTTCACGCCAGTAGATTTGGCTGGAGTAATGACCTACAGAATCAATTAACCAACTCAGCATTGTTGATTCGTAAGTATCAAAGAAGGTTGAGATTAATAAAGATGTGATGAGGTTTATACCCCACGAAGACAACTGGGAGAAAGAATACTTCGAGGGCTTAAAGCAACAACGTAAGGTTAAGAAAGCTAAGAAACTTAAACAGATCAATAAATGGAACAAGAGCAAAAGCCCAGCGAAGAAGGGCAAATAATCTATCTTGTTAAAGTAAAGGTTGCCTATAAAATTAAAAGAGGCAATGGCTACATTAACAATTATAGAGAAATGAATTTCCCGACAAGAGTTAAGAGTATTCAAGATATGAACGGAAACCCCGATATGATAATGAGGTTAATGGGTTCTCTTGGTTTAAAAGGAAAAAAGGTTTACGACTTCTATGTAATGGAAGAATTATATAGAAAGGAGATAAGCAAAAGCTTTGCACATAAAGAAGAAGATTACAGTGAAGAATTTGGTAATAATTAAATAAATAACAATGAGAAACTTTATCTATAGAGCCGAGGAGTTAAAGGATTCGCTAACACAACTTCGTGAGAACGGAGTAAGCAAAGGAGCTTGGACGGGATTTGATTCCCTGTTTGACAAATACTCCGTAAAGAAAGGTAGCACCACATACATCTATGCTGGGGCGCACCAAGGTAAATCGCAGTTCGGGTTTGAACTAATGATGAACCTATCAGAATACTCCGGATGGAATTGGGCCGTGTATAGCCCAGAGACCGGATCACCTACAGAGGTATTCGCAGAACTACTTTGGGTATACCTACGCAAGCCATACCTAGTTAACGACAAGGTAACAGCATCTAATGAGGAAGCTGAAAGAGCAATACACTTTATCAATAAACACTTCTATATCATAGACTCTGGTTTGCAAGACCTCAGCGTAGAGGGTTTCTATACCTGTGTTAGTGAGATAGAAAGCAAAGGTATAAAGATAGATGGATGCCTTATTGATCCCTTCACTGAGATCAAGACAGACGTAAGCCAAGGCGTAAGAGATGATATAGCTATTGGCCAAGTTCTTACAAAGGTTCGTAAGCATAGTAGTGATAATAACTACCATACAATAGTTACGGTCCACACAAAGCATCAGCAAGCTAAGTATAAGAATGGTATACCCTATGTTGATAAGCCTACAATGAACGATATCGCTGGAGGTATGCAATGGTCTCGTAAGGGTATGATGATCATAAATGTATGGAGATGTCCCTATGGACTGGAGGACTCTAACGGAGTTCCTTATGAGCCTAATCAAGTAGAGATTACCGTAGTCAAGGCAAAGCCGAAGATCGTAGGTAAGCTAGGTAGCGTTACACTATACTATGATAAGGTGAAGAACAGATACTATGAGCTAGATGATTTAGGTGGTAAGCGCTTTGCTTATGATGATCCTACGAAGCCATCACCAGTTATACCAACACCATCACAAGAAGAATTAGAATTTTAATGGAAGCAGAAAGAAGCTGGGCCGAAGCCTATAGAAAGAGTTGGTGCGAAATGATTCGTGCCTACATAAAGTTTAACCTTACAGATGATGTTGAGGTCATAGATTACAACGTTATAAAAATCAAGGGTAAAGACTACAAAGTTGACATAACGGACTACACCGGAATATCTGAGAGGTATATATTTTTCAACCCTTCCAACGGAAGAATGGTCATAGAAAATGGTGGCCGTAGAAAAGTTTATAAATTTGAGGTCGGATTGCTTGATTAATTTCATTATATTTACTATATGAACACAAAAGAATTGATTATAAAAACCTCTCAAGAGGTAACTAATCTACTCCTAGAGAAGAATGATGCTTACGGGGACTCGGCTCTCAACCCTGTAGGTATCTTCTCTAGAGGAGACGCCACTGAAAGCCTATGCGCCCGGATTGATGATAAGCTTATGCGGATCAAAAGCCGAGGTATTACCGATGCCACCGAAGATACCGTGCAAGATTTAATAGGATACCTTATCCTTCTAAAGATTGCTATACATAAAAAGAATGAGCTGGAAGAAGAATGAGAAACAACTATTTGATTATCTAAAATCAAACTACATTCCAGATCTCAAGTGGTCTGATGGGCAGTACGCCCACCACGATTGCTACTCCCTTAAGTATGAGTGTGATATAGAACTCAAGTGTAGAAACAAACACTACGACGAGCTACTCATAGAGAAATACAAGTACGATAAGCTCTTAGCTAGAGCGCAGAAACACTTTACCATACCCGTCTACATATGTGAGACACCCCAAGGAATCTACGGATTTAACTTGGCTTCGATGGAGGAGCCAGTATGGGAATCTAGAGGTATGCCAAAGACATCCCACTTCAACCAGCGGCAGTTCGTCACTAAGGAGGTGGGATATTTTCATATAAGCAAATCCAAACATTATGAGTAAACAGGAATATAAAGAGATAGACTTTACATTACCGAAGGCTCCTAGCTTAAACCAATTCTACGCTGGGCGCCATTACTCCGTAAGACAGAAATATAAAAAAGAATACAATGCAGAAATTAAAAACGTTTTTGATCAGTACGATAAGTTTTTTGCTGATACCTATAAGATTGATTTGGTTCATAATACTCGCTACGATTGCGATAATGTTATTATTACCATTAAGTTTATCTCGGACTATCTTAAAGACAACGGCTACGTCACAGATGATTCTAAGAAATACTTCAAGAGCCTTAGCATTCGTGTTGCTGAAGATGGAGAGGTTGTTGAGAAGAACTCAATCAGTGTTAAAATAAAGCTTTATGGATACCAAGAACTACCGGAATTGTAAATTAACTAGAAATCGTATTGACCTCTATCTGTCTGAGATGTCTAGTCTTTTTACTAAGTTGGGTACAGATTCTACTGTTGAGGAGATTCAATTAGCCTATATAAAGGAGAATGAATTTATTGACAAGATAGCAGAACTTGATCCGAAGAAAGCCCAATCTATAAGACCCTATGGAAATTAATGATTTTTACGAGGACATCACTCAAGGAGAAGCTGATTTAATTCTAGACCTATATGAAGTCATTAAAAAATTGGTACTATCAGAACAGGACGTCACACTTGTACGTCTGGGTTGGGAACTCGACATCAAGCCCTCAGAGCTTTCAGACCATATCGGAACCATTGTCTTAATACTAGACAATGTAGAGAAGGAATATGGCGAGGTATGATAAGGAAAAAATAGAATTAGAAGCGTTACTATCAGTACAGCAAGGTGCGATCACCAATGAACTAGGTAAGTTTATATTGCAACGAAGTATTGAGATTGCTGGATCAGCATTTGTAACAGCGGGAAACGCAGAGCTTAATCAAGCTTTAGTAGATGCTGCTGTGATGAGGACCTGTGAGAAATTCTTACACTACTATACAGAAGGCAAGTCTGCCGCAAACCTTGTTATTAGTATTATATACTCAACGATGACTAACAAGATTGTCTCACTAAACCACAGTGATACTTATGGTCAGAATATAAAAGGATATCTTGTATTTATAGAAGATGGTAGGTCCGTTACCAAATTAAAACGGTATATTAAAGATGATTATTTAAGTGAAAAATTATGATGGAGATTTATAACGATTGGATTTTAGTAAGTTCTGTAGGATTGATGTTTGCATTCCTGTTCATCTTTGAACCTTACGGATGGGTAA